AATGCTAAAAGAATGTGAGGTATGCTCCATAGGAACATAATGTTAATGACGTGTTTGATTAGTTTCATGTGTTAATTGTTTAATAATGTGTAAAATATACATATATCACCCATGGTAAACGTAGTGGGTAATAAGCCAAGATATATGTAATGTGTTATGTTAATGGTTGCCCATTGTAGAATGAATTCAGGTAATCAGGTGTAAGTTCATCATCAGTCCATAAGTAAGAATAAAGATGAGTCTTAAAGTGGTAATAGGCAGTATCATATGTATTATCTGTTTCATTATCGTTAATAGATATTACATCCTGACAATCTTTAAGACAATCCATTAATGACCTAAGTAGAAGCTTATCATGATTACTAATACCATTAGAGAATACACCTTTATCTAGATGTGTCCACCATGCAATGATTCTAAATGCTTGTTGTGCTGTTATGTTCATATAAATGTCAGTTAATGCTATATATATTGTATTGTATAGCTGTTATTAATGATGTGTCAAAATGTGCCAATATGTGGGAATAGAGTACACACCTATTCTCATTCTCATAGATAAAATGTTGAGAATCAATAGGTTAATCAGCAATAAACCCACCCAAACGTGTTCATCACACCCACCCTTATATATAATAAGAGAGTAATGTCCCAATTAAGGAACACTACTCTCTATTAGTTTAGAATGCTACGCTCAACAAGTTGTTGATTGCAGATTCTGTTAAGCCTGCACTTGAAGCTTGTGCTTTGATTTCCTGTTGGATTTCAATGTCAAGTAATGTGCTGTCAGCGTGTGCTTGCTTAATCTCATCACGAGACTTGAATGCACTCAAAGCTGTAAGTCTGTCTGCTGTGCCTGTAGTTTCCCCTTTCTCGTTCAGTTGGTTAATCTGTTTCATTTGACCAATTGCGTAGAATGGAAAGCTAACGTCAGCGTTGGTCTTCCAACTCAATGCTTCCATTTGTCTTCCAAAAATGTGGACTCTTTCGCCTAATGCTGTGTAGCCACTGAAATTGCCATTTGCAGTAAAACTGCCATTGTTGATAACGTAATTTTTTGTCATCTTTTTCTGTTTTTGTTTGTTAATTAATTAATTAGGGGGGATGTGTCGATCCCCCAATTTGTATGGGGGGTTGTGATATGGAGAAGGCTACCCTCCCATACATACAAAGGGGGTGGGGGGCCATAGAAAATTTTGTTGCCTAAGCAGGGGATAGTTCCATATGGAACGTTTGCATGAATTTTTCCAAAGTTTCATGCAGGGAGATTGTCAAGGAATAGCTTTACCCTAGGGGATGTTTAGTCAAGCTATAGCTTTACTTAATGTGTCTTATAAGGGACATGTCAAGTTATAGGTTGTCCTTTTTATGACCCATTAAAAAATAAATTTGGTGGGTAAGAATATTTACCTGTATCTTTGGGGGGGATTTAGGGGGGGCCCTGCTAATACCTCCTCATTAAACAAAGCTTAGATATATGGTAGTATTAAATGTGTTGTTAACAATAGTGGCTGTCCTTATGATAGCTGTAGTGATATGGGGGTTTGCCAATTTTGAAGAATGGGAATTTGGTATAGAGTTTCTCCCTAAGGATTACAATAGTTTTGAACTAGGAATATCTAATAGAAACTACGTTACAGACGATGGTGGACTAGAGCAAGAGCTTAGAATAGGCTTGCTTATATTCAGTGTTATTTTCCTGTTCAGGAGATTTGGTGCATAATATAGCATTAACTTTTATAATAACTAAAATAGTTATTTGACAATCAATGGAATATACATACCTTTGTGTTAACTAATTATGGAAACCAAACCAAAATCTCCCATTGTACAGCGACTGAAAAAATCAGTGAAGGATGATATTGCCTTGGCTGAGAAGTATTATAGAATATTGTCAGCCATCAATGACCTTAAGCTCACCAATAGGGAAGTGCAATTAATTGCGTTTGCTGCTATAAAGGGTAACATCTCCTATGCTAATATTAGACAGGAGTTTTGCCAGACATATGACAGCACATCTGCTGCTATTAATAACATCATTAGTAAGCTGAAGAAGATGGGGGTGTTTGTAAAGGATGGGACAAAGGTGAAGGTCAATCCTCTTATTCTGCTGAACTTCGAGAAGGACATCATATTGCAAATAAGTCTAATACATGGATAAGCCTATAAGCATGTCTGTCAAAGACTACCTAATTAGAACTCTAGCAGTGAAGATGTTGACAAGTGAGAAGACAATTGAGACTGTGATAAATCACCAGTTTCAGTCTGCAAACGAAGCGATGGATTTAAACAATAGCCTAGAGATATCTGGCTTTGGTAAGTTTTACTTCAATGAAAAGAAGGCTACAAAACGACTTGGACAATTGAATGCTAAGAAGCAGGCAATGGAAAAGATAATATCAGATGAAACGACATCTGAACAAAAGAGACGTTCGTCTCAAGTGACACTAGAAAAAACAGAAGCTCTGATCAATTTGTTAAAAACAAAAACTATCTATGAAGATCAACTTCTCTCAGATTTACGAGGGGTGGAAGAATAACCTCTTTCCAGCAGACGACATGAAGGAACATATAAGACAGGTGAGTCAAGAACGTATGGCTATCTGTGATGCATGTGAATGGTGTTCTGAAAACAAACCTAAGAAACCTCGTAGGTTTGATAAACATTGTACACATTGTGGATGTGTTCTCTCAGCCAAAACTAAGTGTTTATCTTGTGCTTGTCCCATAGAAAAATGGGTTGCAGAAATAGAATCTAGGGATGATGAAAATCAATTAATAGAAACAATATATGGCAAAGAGGGAAGTAAAAATAGAGAAGATTCCACTGGACAAGTTAATTGATACACTTGTTGACCTATATAACAAGGGTATAGATTATATTGATGTAGTGGGAGTTCCTGGCAAAGAGTTTGATAGAATGGGCATAGCCTTCACTGGAGAATACATGACAGATCAGGGAAAGAAAAACTTTGAAGGTATTGATCTAGAAGTGGAGATTAGAACTGAGAAGTTAACAGATGATGATTTAAATGAATTAATATAAGACTAATGAGTAAAAAGACTCACTATACAGAAGTGATTGATATATTACAAGAACTACATAAGGACTTTCCAACGTATAACATTGGAAGACACCTAGCTACAGCTCTTGCAGATTATGGTGATATTTGGGGATTGACAGATAAAGAACTTGCATTTGCTCTTAGCAAGTATAAGTCTGAAATAGAAATGGATGTTCCACATACAGATGAATCTGAACTAGAAAAAATAATCAAAGAGGGTATGGACCTCGATAATATCCTCAAGGAGGAGGAAGAAGATGGCGACTATTAAGAAAACTACATTTATAAATACAGAGCTTGAATGGGCTGAGTCACAACTCAAAACATGGAAAGCTTATGTTGATGCTAACCCACTACATGAATTGAAAGATAGGATTGAGTGGAAACCTACATCTAAAGGAGGAATGTTACCAATGGTGATAGCCTCTATAGAAGCTCAAGGTAAATTTGTCCAAGAGACAATGAAGAACTATTTAGCATTGGTAGAGGTGGTTGACAAGCTAAGAAGCATGGAAGAAGCAAAAGTGGAAGTGAGAGGTAAAGGTGAGTTATCAGGAGCTGCTGCTGAGTTCTTAGCAAATAGAAAATAATGGAACTACAAAGTATAGACTACAAAGACTGGTTTATAAATCAGAAGCGTATTCCTGATAAAGACTCTCAGGAGTGTAAGCCATTCTTTGACTTTCACAGAGAGTTATGCTTAAATGGAGCTATGATGGGTGGTACATATATCAACCCATTTTTATATTGGCACCTTAATATATGGCATACAGAAGTAGATATAATAGATAGTTATGGGAGGATTGCACAGAAATATGCTAATCCCCTATTGAGAGATAATGAATGGCTTGTGACGAACGAAATTGACAGAGCTCAACAAGAAAAGAGGGGCTTAGTCATTCTAGGTATTAGACGTTTTGCCAAGTCTGTTCTTGAAGCATCCTATATTGCATGGGGTGCAACCTTTGATGAAAACAGTCAGAATATCATAGCAGGCTTAAATGCCCCAGATATTAAACTGATTACTGATAAGATTGACAAAGGATTGAATTTCATTCCTGAGTATTGGAGATGGCAGAGAATTGAGGACAACTGGAAGAACCAAGTGACTCTAGGTATAAAGACCAAGTCTGGTGAACGTATCCCATTCTCTTCCATTCTAATACGTAACCTTGATGAAGGTAATAATGAAGAAGCTATTGCAGGTACAAAACCACGTAAATTAATTATAGATGAGATTGGTAAAGGTAATTTCCTTCGAGGCTTACAAGCTGCTATTCCAGGTTTCACTACACCCTATGGCTGGGGATGTAGCCCCATACTTACTGGGACTGGTGGTGACATGAAGAAATTCATGGATGCTAAAAGCTTGATGTTTGATGTAGATAACTTTAACTTCCTTACATATAACAATGCTAAAGATGACAAACGTATACATGGTTTGTTCATCTCACATAAGTATAGGATGGAGGCTAAAGATGAATCTACACTAGGAGCATATTTAAATATATCAGGTAAATCTGATTTACATAATGTTAAGATGCTTGTAAGTGATGAAGAGAAAGCTACAAAGATTACTAATGATAACTTAGAGAGACTTAAAAAGGCTGGTGATCGTATAGCCTATCTAAAAGAAAAGATGTACTATCCTCAGGAAGTGGATGATATCTTTCTAAATGAGGATACAAATATATTTGATATTGAGAGTGCTAAGAGACAGAAAGCTAGATTGTTACAACAAGAAAAAACAGGAACTCCTGTTGTATTGTTTAATGATGGAGAGAAGATAGCTCATGAGTTTACAGATAAACTACCCATATCTAACTTTCCTCTAAAGAACTCAGACCTAAAAGAAGCACCTATAGTTATATATGAATTCCCTATAGATAATCCACCTTATGGATTGTATGTAGCAGGAGTCGATCCATATAGACAAGGTAAGTCTGCATATTCAACTTCACTTGGATCTGTATACATCTATAAAAGGATGCATGAAATTAGTGGTGAGAAATATCAAGATATGTTCGTAGCTTCGTATTGTGCAAGACCTGATAAGAAAGAAACTTGGGAAGAACAAGCTAGACTTCTTATAAAGTATTATAATGCACGAGCTCTTTGTGAGAATGATGATATATCCTTTATTGAATATATGAAGAGTAAAGGAGATGCTCATTATCTAGAAAAACAACCTGAATGGTTAAAGGAGATTGTACCAAACACCACTGTAAAAAGAGACTATGGTATACATCGTTCAGCTGCAAAGATAATTGACTATCTTCACACTTGTTTAAAGAAGTATATGGAAGCTGCAATCTTTAAAGAAACAAATGAAGCAGGTGAAGTGATAAGAGAAGTGCTAGGTGTAAGTAAGATATTTGATCCTGTATTACTTGAAGAAATCATTCAATACAATGATCAAGGAAACTTTGATAGAATTGTAGCTGCAGAGTTAGCCATAGCACAGGCTTTAAAGATGGACCCAATTATGGGTAGGATAGGTGGAACATCAGATGAGAGAGTTGCTTCTATGTTTAAGAAGAAGAGAGGAAACATACTCTTCACTGATTCTAGAAACAACATGTTTGGACAAACAAAAAATAAATATAAACGCAATAAATTGTTTTCATAATGGCAATTATAAGATACACGAAAGACGCAACTATAAGATATGCTTATCTGAATATCTTCCCTGATCAGTTTAAAACTGAGAAGGAAAAGATGGATGAGAGCTGGATAAAGAATTCAATGGATTACTTTGCCAATAAGGCATATGCTGAATATGTTAAAGCTAGAGATACATTTGTAAAGAACTATGATCTTGTAAAGGGTATTTTAAGAAGAGAGGATTTCTTTGTAGAACCAGAAGTAAGAAGCTTCACAGATGTGCTTACAGCAGATCTTGAACTTCCTGCCTATGTAAAACATTATTCTATAATGACCACTCCTATTAATGAATTAGTGGGAGAGATTAGTAAAAGACCTGATGCATTTCGTGTCAAAGCATTTGATGATGATAGTAAGTCTGAAGAGTTAGAATTTAAAACTCAACTATTACAAGACTACGTTGTTTCTCAAGCACAAAGAAAGATATTAGAAAAAGCTTCATTTGATGGAGTGGAGATTACAGATGAGGAGTTACAAGAGAAAACATTACAACAAGTAAAAGATGAACTTGACAATTATACATCTGTAGCAGAGAAATGGGCAAACCACGTATTGACTGCTGAGAAAGCTGAGTTTGTATTAAAGGAGAAATCTGAAGATGCATTTAGAGATCTTTTAATTTCTTCTAGAGAGTTCTTCCATGTATACGAGGACAATTCTAAAACTGGTTTTAACATTGAGGTAGCTAACCCTAAAAACACTTGGTTCTTAACTACTCCTGATAGAAAATATATTTCAGATCCTACAGGTAGAAATCAAGGAGCATATGCTGCTGGTACTGTACAGGTATTAGAACTATCTGAGATTATTGAATCAGTTCCTGACTTAACTAAAGATGAGATTGATCACTTACGTAGTTCATTACAAGACTATGGATTAATCAATGTACGTGAATCTAACTTAGGTAATCCTAATGCTGTTCCAGGTAATGACTCTATTCAATATGATACATACGATCCTCTTGTTCTACAAACTAGAATGATTATTGAGTCTGAGATGAAAGAAAATAATGATGGTCTTAAAGACTTCTTAGGACTTACATCTAATGTAAGCTCATTTGGTTATAAGTATGTGGTGGTAAGAGCATATTGGATTAGTAAAAAGAAGATTGGTAAAGTTATATATACAGATGAGATGGGCAACGAACAGTCTATGTTAGTTGATGAAGACTATAAGTCTAATAATATTCCTACACAAATTTCATTAGAGTGGGGATGGATTAACCAATGGTACCAAGGTATTAAGATTGGTCCAGACATCTATCATATTAAACCTTATAAGTTATTACCTTATTGCCCAATCATTGGACAAACATTTGAAGTTAAGAACACAGAAGCTAAGAGCTTAGTGGATATGATGAAGCCTTTCCAAGTAATTTATAATGTTTGTATGAATCAACTTTATAAGTTATTAGAGAAAGAAGTAGGTAAGGTGCAGTTAATGTCTATTCGACATATTCCTATTCCTAAGGATGGTGATGCTCAAGATGCATTAGATATCTGGGAAATGGAAGCACGTAATAGAGGTGTAGTATTTGTTGATGATAGTCCTGAGAACTTAAAGAGTCCATCTAGCTTCAACCAATTTACAAGTCTTGACCTTACACGTACACAGGAAATCCAAGCAAGATATACTCTAGCACAACAAATAAAGAATGAGTGCTGGGAATTAATTGGTATGTCAAGACAAAGACTTGGATCTGTACAAGCTAGTGAATCAGCTACAGGTACTAATGCAGCTATTACACAATCTTACGCTCAGACAGAACCTTTATTTGTAGCTCATGAATATGTACTAGGTCAATTGTATCAAGCAATTGTTGACGCAGCTTTATATATAGAAAGTGCTAAACCACAATCTACTATTTCTTATATTACTAATGAAGGAGAATCTGCGTTTGTTTCTGTAAATGGTACAGATTTACGTTTCAGAGATCTTAAAGTATTCTTAACTAATAGACCAGAAGACAGACAAATGTTTAGTGAGATTAGAGGATTATCTCAAGCTGTCATCCAAAATGGTGGTAGCTTACATGATGTGATTGAGCTTTACAGTACTAACTCAATGAGACAAATGAAGCAAGTCTTTAAGAAGTTGAAAGATAGACAAGAAGCTTTACAGAATGCTCAGTTACAACAAAAACAACAAGAACTTGAGCAACAACAACAACAAGCTCAAGCTCAAATTCAATTAGCTCAACAACAATCTGAAGAGAAAATAGCTAATGAAAACTACCAAGCAGAGCTTGATAGAATCAACAAGAAAGAGATTGCTCTTATTGCAGCTGAATCTAAAGCAGGTCCTTTATCAGATATTGACGCAAGTGGTACCCCTGATGTTTTAGAAATAGATAAACTAGCCCTAGCTCAATCAAAAGCTGAAAGAGACTATCAGGCTAAGATGATGGATGTACAAAGTAAAAATCAATTAGCTTCTCAAAAACTAGAAATAGAAAGAGAGAAGTTAAAGATAGCTAGAGAAAACCAAGCAAATGATTTAGCTGTGGCCAAGGAGAATGCCAAGGGCAGAGCTAAGAAAACTAAATAAATATGTTTGATAAACTGATAGAGATAATCACCAATTGGTGGTTACAACTCACACCAGCTATCATTATTAGAGACTATGAAGAAGCAGTATTACTCAGGTTTGGTATCTTTAAAAGAGTACTCAAACCTGGAATACATTTCAAGATGCCTCTATTTGATGAAGTGATTGACCAACATGTGGTTGTCACAACTCTCAGTTTAGATGCCCAATCTTTATATACTAAAGACAAGCAGAACATTGTAGTGAAAGGAGTCATTAAATATAAGATAGCTGATGTCAAGATATTTCTTCTTGAGGTATTTGATGCCCAGGATGCTCTGTCAGATATGTCTCAAAGCATCATCAAAAATGTCATTATGTCTATGAGTATGGATGAATGTACAGATTCAGAACTTGACAACACTTTGACAAAGAAGGTTAGGGTGGAAGCTAGGAAGTGGGGAGTTGAGGTTCAACAAGTTACCCTTACTGACTTGGCTCCAATCAGAAGCTTTAGACTTATAAATGACAATTTTACTAACAAATTAGATTAGAGTAAAAAACATTAATGCTATATTATATTGAATAATGATCTATATAGAGCCTTGTCTCTTTGCTGTTAATTTAACTTGATATACTTTTACATTGAAAACCAAATAAATACAACTACATATGGCTGAAAATCTAGATATGCCCCAACTGGGCAACTTTAGTATTCAAGATACTATGGACATGGGAATGGGTAGTCAAGAGTTATTAAATGACTTATTGTCCCCTGAAAGTGCAACTTCTAGCCCTGATGATATTCAGGACATTAATAATGAACCTGCACCTGCTCCTGCTCCAACAAAGAAAACTACTTCTAAACAACCAGCTGCTTCAGAACCAGAACCTGAAAAGAAAGATGAAAATCCTACAAAGGATATTCAAAGTTTCTTATATGGTGAGGATAATGAAGAAAGCGAGGAAGAAACAAATGATGAATCAGCAGCTGCACCAGCTAAGAAAGCTGTACAAAATGCTGATAATCAAGAAGATAGTAAAGATGATAATGAAGAAGGTGAAGAAGCTCCTACGAGTCAATTCACTGCATTATCAAGAGATCTTTTCAAACTAGGTGTATTCTCAAAAGAAGAAGATGAGGAAGACGTTACAATAGATACTCCTGAAGCTTTCTTGGAAAAGTTCCAAGCAGAGAAGAAGAAAGGAGCTATTGAAATTGTAGATAACTTCATTGGTCAGTTTGGAGAAGATTATCAAAAAGCATTTGATGCCATATATGTAAAAGGTGTAAAACCTGAAGATTACTTTGGTGCATTTAACCAAATCAAATCTTTCTCTGATATGGACTTAACTCAAGAGAACAATCAAATAGCTGTTATTAAACAAGCTTTGACTGATCAAGGATTTGAGCCTGAAGATGTTACAACAGAAGTTGAAAGATTAAAAAATTATGGTGACCTAGAAAGTGTTGCTACGAAACACCATAAAGTCCTAATAAAGAAAGAAGGCCAAAAGCTCCAACAAATGGAGCAAGAAAGAGAGGCCCAATTACAACAACAACAAGCTATCAAACAGCAATATTATCAAAATGTAAACAATGTTTTACAAGAGAAAATAAAAGCTAAAGAATTTGATGGCATACCAATTAACACTAAATTAGCTGGTGAACTACAAGATTTCCTAGTAACAGACAAGTACAAAACAAATTCAGGTGAGACTCTCACTGATTTTGATCGTACAATTCTGGAGCTGAAACGTCCTGAGAATCATGCAACAAAAGTAAAGCTTGCGTTGCTAATGAAGATAATGGAGAAAGATCCTACATTATCAACTATTCAAAAGACAGGTATCACCAAAAAGTCTAATGAATTATTTGGTGAAGTTGCCAGACAAGCCCAGAAGAGTTCAGTGAAATCTAAACCAGTTACACAATCCACTTCTTGGTTTAAATAAACAATTTATATAACAAAAATTAAAAAAGAATAACAAATGGCAATTCAAACAATCCCAGGTTTAACTGGTTTTACCTATGCTAGAGTAGCTTCTATGGACAAGCGTGCTGTAGGTAAATTGACTGACGCAAACCATTTAGAGAGCTTTCACTCAACTGAGCCTGCTGACTATGATAAGAAAATCATCAGCTTATACACTCAGAGTTCTCTTTATAGTAATGACTTCTTAGACATGATTAACAAGTCTACTCCTTACTATATTGATAACAATAGTGATGCTTGGAAATGGCAAGTGCAAGTACCTTACAAGTTCCCAAAATTTATTGATGTTCCAACTTCTACACAGGAATTAAACAAGCCTGGTATTGATGGACAAGAGTTTCAAGTAATTGTTGATACTAATGAATTTTCTAAGAACGCAATTATCTCTGTAGGTACACGTCAATATGGTCCTCGTTTTTACGTAGTAAAAGATCCAGTTCCTTGGAACGTTGGATTCTTATACACTTTCACTTTAGTGAGTGACAACCCAACTGTAGATTTCGTAAGCCCTATCTTCTTGCAAGTGGGTGTGGAATTAGAGTTAGTTGATGCTGCGATTGGTGAATTCGACCAAGACTTATTAGGTCTTCCTCGTTTAGGTGAGCAAATCACTATGTTTGAATCTTTAGGTTCTGCATATGGTTATGAGCACAAAATCACTGAGTGGGCTGATGACAAGATGATGAGAGATGCTTCTGGCAAACCTTTAGATATCTTAGTATATGCTCCTCAAAGACGTAACCAATTACCTTTAACTCGTAACGATGTTAAGTGGGAACCATTTATTGAGTTCTGGATGCGTAAGTCTATGTTAGAATTAAAAGTTAAGCGTATGATCTGGGCTCGTCCTGGAACTGTAAAAACTAATGGTTCTCAACAAAACTTAAAGCGTACATCTGCTGGTGTATACCACAGAATGCGTAACAATGGTAACTTAGTACAGTACAACAGAGGTGAGTTCACTGCGAACTTAATTCGTTCTGTATTTGGTGACTTATTCTACAGACGTGTGGATGTTAAAGACAGACGTGTTAAAATGTACACTAATGAAGCTGGCTTTGATGTATTCCAACAAGCTTTAAAAACAGATGCTTTGAATTCTGGTCTTACTTTCATGGCTGATTCTGGTAACAGATACATGCAAGGTGAAGGTCAACATATCACTTACAACTTTGCATTCGATGCAATGGTAACTCGTGAGACTGGTCGTGTTGAATTAATTCACTTGAAAGAATTAGACTTACCTCAAACAAATTTAGAATTTGGACAAAACAAGAAATCAACTCCAGTATTTATGGTGTTTGATGTATCTCCAATGTCTGATGGTTCTATGATCAATAATATTCGTGAAGTACGTATGAAGGGTGCACCTTCTATGACTTGGGGTTATATCGATGGTACTCGTCACCACTTAGGCTTTGCTAAGTCTCAAGGTATGAGTTCTGCAAATAAATTCCCTGGATATGAGATTTGGATGAAAGATCGTTGTGATGTATTTATCGAAGATTTATCTCGTACAGTATTGATTGAAGAGATTCCTCAATTCTAATAAATGCCCCTTTAAGGATAGTATCCTTAGACTGACACCAATGGTGTTTCGCAAAAAACTAAGAAGACATTCCCCCCACTCTCCCAGTGGGGGAGTCTTCTAAATCACAGATGGACATGTACAAGTAAATGCTGTACAGTGTTCCCTTCGATGGGAACCATCTGCAAATAAACCAAACAAAAACAACTACATATGGGTAAGATAGGAAAAATCTCTACTATTAAGAAAGAGTACAACAACTCGCAATTGCAAACGATGCAAGGTGGACTTGCAGCAAGAGGATACACAAGAATTCCTGGTACAGGAGTTTTTAAATATCCTTACAAAGAATTAGATGGTCAGTATAGAACAGGCTTAGATCCTAACGCTAGTTACATCAAGAGAATCCAAGATCCTTTAGAAAAGGAGATGGAGATTGAAAGAGTAACAGAGTTAAGAGATAAACTTCAAGCAGCTTTAAATGCTGACTTAAGTCCTCGTTCTCAGTTCTGGAACTATGGCTTATCAACTTCTGTTGATGATTCTTTGCACGTTCAACCAGTAAAGTTACTAGATGGTGATAACTATTTTGACTTTACATTACCATTACAAGAATTAGCATTCTCATGGTTAAGAGTTCATCCAACAATTGCTTCTAGCTACCAAGCTTGGGAGAGAGGTGAATTCCCTGCTGATATTCAGTACTATGTTGCTGATGATGATATTGAGAACAAGGTAATGTTTAAGAAGAAACAACTTATCAACAAAGCAATTGTTAAGTTTGATAGTATGACTCCTGAGAAGAAAAAGAAAGTGGCTCGTCTACTTGGTCTTCCAGTGTCAGATGATTCCAAAGAAGAAGCAGTTTACAATCAGGTGGATAACCTATTGAAACAAACTGAATTCAAGAATGGCAGATATCAAGGTTTGAATCCAATTGAGGTATTCAACAGATTTGCAGATATGAAAGAAAACTTACTCCATATTAAAGACTTGGTTAAACAAGCTGTTGCTCACTCAGTATATAGAGCTAAACCTAATGGTAAGATTTATGAAGGTGAGTTTGAGATAGCTAAAGACGAAGATGATTTAGTGAAGTTCTTAGCAGATGAAGATAACCAAGACCAATTATTAATTTTAGAAGGTAAATTGAAAGGTAAAAAAATAGCTGCAATATGATCCCAGTAGATAGTTTATTATATAAGATTGATCAGAAACTAAATAAACTATCCACTAACGAGCATCAAGAGATTCCTGTAGAAGATAAAATTCTAGCATTGAATGAAGCTCAAATCAAATTGATAAAGCAAAAAGTTGATGGGTTTAGTACAGTTTCTGGATTAGGTATGGATGCGTTTAAGAAGCGTTATGAAGACTTACAAAGTCTTGTACAGCCTTACAATCACCAACCACTTACCCTAGCATTGAAGAATGCTGAACTAAATCAATGGTTTGCAAACGTTCATCTCCTTGTACCTCAGTACATGTTCTACATAGATAGTTATATATTAGCAGATAAAGGAAGATGTACAGATAGAAAGGTATGGATTAATAGAGACTTGGCTAAGCATGGTGACTTACAGTTTTGCTTAAACAACACTCACTATAGACCCTCTTTTGAATATCAAGAGACATTCAACTTTATATCTTCTGATGAGATCTCTATATTTACAGATGGTACGTTTATACCTAAGGATATATATATGTCTTACATGAGATATCCTCAATATATAAATAAGGCAGGATACATCATGCTTGATGGATTACCATCATTCGATCAGGATTGCGAACTTGAACTATACCTAGAAGATGAACTATTAGATCTTACAGTACAAAACTTGGCTATGTATACAGAAAACCAAAGTGCTGTTCAAAGCTCAATTTACAGAATACAAACAAACGAATAATTTTTAACAATTAAATATAAAGCAAAATGGCTGATTTTTCCCTAACCACCCTCTTTGTTGTACCAGTAGGAAATACATTACCTAGCTCTGGATCAACACAAGACTTAACAGCAGGTCAAGTAGGAATATTCCTAAATGACTATTCTGTTGCAACAGCAGGTAATATTGCTGCTGCCCCTTATTTTTATGTAGCTCAAGGTAGAGTTAACACCTACTTACAAGGTTCTAAGCGTTCAGACAAAATTGCTGGATGTCCTAGTGGTAACTCTTGTAAAACAAACGTAACTGAATGGTACAAATCTTTAGGTTGTCCTACTCCAGTGAATCAAGTAACTGATGTAGTTGACTTCACAGTAAAACCTGGTGAGATTGTAACATTAACTTTACGTGGTTTCTCTAGTTATCTAAACACATTGTATTTCAATGGTTTCACTCGTTCTGTAACAGTTAATGCTCCATGTCTTGGATGTGGTGATGATCCTTGTACAGACGTTGATGTTCCTGCTTTAATTGATGATCTTATCTATCATTTAGAGTTAGATGCTCCAGGTAATAACCCTGATAACATCACTTTAAATCAATTTTATCAATTCCAAAGAATTGGTAACGATTCATCTGCGTTGTTACGTATTACTGGTAAACCTTTGACTGCTTATGGACAACCTTGTGACGTTGCTGCATTCCCTTTTGAGTATGACAGATTCTATTTCAGAACTTTCATCTTCTCTGGTCCAGCTACAACTGCTGACTTTATTGTTGACGATCCTTGTAATAGAGTTGCTCAACCTATTATCACACAACGTTCTAACTATGCTGTTGGTACTTCTGCTGAGGTTCAACAATTAGAGAAGAACTTCTATAGTTACCAAGCTGGTTACTTGAAGCATCTTTACAGAATGAATGGTTACAACGAGAACTTTGAGTCTTGGGTAACTGATGGTCAGATCTATGATTTGTACTATATCAAATTCAATGAATATGATAAGAGTGCTTACCAATGGGGTGACTATATTATGGAAGATAGCATGGTGATCATTGCTGTTCCTGAGAACCAAACATCTGCTATCGAAGCTATATTAGTAGCTGGTTTAGGAGCTGTAGCTGGAGATACTGCTTGTATCACAACTACTAGCACTACAACTACTGTATGGCCTAGTACTTCAACAACAACTACTTTGATTCCTTAAGAATAAAAGTAGCATCATATTAACCTATGCCAGAGGGTGAGAGGATATCTCAAATCCTCTGGCATTTTTATTATCAAAAACCATGATATTAGATTTTTTAGTAATCAACACATATAACACACAAACACTTGGTGTGGCTGATATATCTGTTTATGATACAAATCCACCTAATGTGAGTGCTCCTACTATGCAAATTACTGTTCCTGGTTTTACTACACCTGTTTCTATTCCATTCAATGTGAATAGCTTTAATGTTTACAACTCAATTATTTTAGGATTAAGTCCATTCCCAGCAGTGACACCATTGCCTGATGGAATTTATTTCATGAAATATTCAGTTGCCCCAGCTACTACAAACTTTGTAGAGAAGAACATTATGCGTACTGAACTTATTCAAGAAAAGTTTGATAGTGCATTTATGAAGCTTGACATGATGGAATGTGATTCAGCTATAAGAACCCAGTCAAAAGTAGTATTGAATAGTATTTGGTATATGATTCAAGGCTCTATAGCAGCAGCTAATAACTGTGCTATTGATACAGCCAATAAATTATATGTCCAAGCCAATAGACAATTGGATTATTTTATTGCAAACCAATGTGGTTGTACAGGAAACAACTATGTAATTAATTTCCCTTAATATGGCAAACTGTAGAGGATGTGGTATGAAGGTGGGCTGTGGCTGTCAATTGATTAATGGCCTATGCTCAGCATGCAACAACAAACTTAAAAACGCTACAAAAAGAATAAAAGATGTTATCACCAAGATTAACAGATTGTGTAGTTGATGCTAGCATCCCTGCTACACTATTACAAATTGATGAAAGATTAACTTACTGGGCAAATCGCCAGTATAATAATATTATCTTCTCCATGAACAATTATATTCCTGGAGAGATAATTGATGATTTATTACATTACAAACAAATATTAACATATAGACTTTGTACTCCTAACTATGCTATGGTGTGTGGGCTTCCCACTACCTCTCAAGTGGTGAGCAGAGTTAAAGTGTTAATTCATAAATAAATTAAACCATGTCTTGCGAAAGTTGTTATAATGGATGTGTTCAGACAGTATCTGATGAATGTGTTAGATATACAGGTATAAACTATGAGGCACTAGGTGTTGAAACAGGAGACAATTTAGTTTCTGTTGAACAAGCCATAATGAATGCTTTGGTTCCTTTATTATCAGGAGAAGGAGATGCTATTGCATTAAATATATCTTGTCCTATAGTTGATTTATATTTACCTGCTCATACACCAAACACTCAAGAGTTATTTACTGCTACAGTATCAGCTATATGTAGCTTACAAGCACAAATATTTACTATTGATGATATATTAACTATACTTAATGCTAATTACACAATAGGTTGTCTTACAGGAGTAACTGCTTCTTCTGACACTCATGCTATTGTCCAAGCTATTATAAATAAGCTTTGTCTAACTGTCACTGATCTTGCTGCTCTTACACTTGATGTAGATACAAACTATGTTAAGCTAGCAGATTTAGATGCTTTGATTGCAGCTTATTTAGCTAGTCAAGGTGGTGGTGGTTCAAACCAACAAAATTTAAAAATGGTTCCATATGTAGCATATGAATACTATGGACCATTAACTAACTTTGATGGAACAGGTGCAGGCTTAAATTCTGCTGGTTTCTATAAGGTAAATCTATGCAATGGCTTAAATGGCACTCCTGATAAAAGAGGACGTGTTGGTGTTGGAGCTATTCAAAATGTTCCAGGTGGTCCATTAGATGCTGCAGTTAATCCTGCAAATCCTGGTAATCCAAACTATGCAATATTTAATACAGCTGGAGCAAATACAGTGACGCTTATTGCATCACAGATGCCTTCTCACTCACAT